CAACCAGGTCAAATGCGGCTCGACCTCGGGGCGGTCGTAGAATTCAGTCGGCGCATCGCGGCCCCGCTCGGCCATGAATTGACAGTGCTTAATCTGGCCGCCCCACTGATGTTGCCATCGTAGGGCGTCAATCAGTTTTTTGAGTCGTCCTCGATCTCGGCCTGGCCCTGCTCGGCAACCACGTTGGCCGCCCAAACGCAAGCCCAGACGAACGCCTCATATTGCGGATCAGTGAGATATTTGTTCGCCGCTTCCTTGCTGTACGGCTCGGCCGCACCGTCGCCGTTCTCGATGCCGCGCCAGTCGAGCAGCGAGCAGTCGCGAACGAGAATAGCGTTGATGCGCAGGCGATCCTCCGGCTCGAGGCCGTTGACCCTGCGCTGGCGCGGCACGGCGGCGATGAGCTTCTGTTCCATACGCGCCCAGTCCTTGTTGCCAGAACCGCGCACCTTCAATTCGAGATCCATGAACTCAGGAATATCCGATACCCAGGCACCTTGTTCCCGCTTCTGCAGATCGATCTTGCGGTCGCTTAATTTCATGACACCCTTGTGGTTGGTTGCGTCAAAAGAAGACGGGCGGCATTGCTGCCGCCCGCCTACTTCCGATCAGACCGTGTTCGCCGGCTCTTCGGTCACGGCAGAATTCACGTCGATGTTGAATACTTTGCGCATGATGTTATCGGCAGTGCCCATTCGCAGTGGCTGAGACATCACCAACCCTCGGAAATATTGTGTTGTCGCACTGCCTCCCGAAGGCGCATCACTCAGGACGAGCTTGAAAGCATAGTTATCCTTGGTTCTCTCTGCAGCGATGAGAGCTTTTTGCCCCACATCAAGCGGCTGATGAAAACAGACAACTGCCATCGTACCGGCGTTGCGTGCGCCCTTGGCCTTGCGGACACGACCCTCGCTGATCGCCGTGCCGGTTACCTGGGCTGAGGTATCACCGAGTTCGCCAAGATCCTCGGTGTCACCAATTTCAATCCAAGTAAGCGCCTCATATTCGACCAGTGTATCGACCGTCGAAGCGGCAGCCACACTGCTGATGAAGAATTGACTTTCAGATGTGGTGATGATGTCGCCCATGATGGCGCATCTCCTGTGTTGAGGATGGCCGTCTTGCGACGCGCCCCAGGCTGCCGCCCACGCAGCGGAAATGAAAAACCCGGCGGTGGGCTGCCGCCGGGCTTCAAACTCAGATCAGGGTTTGGGGAAGGTTAGTCGTCGAACTGGTAGCGATACGGAACGATCACACTGAGCGAGAACCAGTTGCCGTCGTTGCTGGTGTCGTTGACGATCGACGGGCTCGGCGTGAACGTCTGGATGCCGTGGAACTTGCGGTCGCGAAAGAGGCTCGCGATATCATCGGCAAGACTGAGTGCGGCTTCCATCTCGGCAGTACGGCGAACATTGATCACGAAGCGCGCAGCGCCCTCCTCGAAGTAGTGTCGGCCGATGGTCGGCTTGCTGCCGTTCACCACCGGATATTGCAGGACGATGAATGACTGATCGCTATTTTTGGGCTGCGCCGACACAATCGCCGAAATGACCGGCGGGTCGCCCAGTGTGTATTCGTACAGCCGCGCCTGAAACGCGGCCTCGACAACAGCGGATGGCATTAGCGCAGCCTCACGATGATCGCCGGATTGCGTTCACCGCCGGCGATAGTTTGGTAAGTAAACGTAATCTTGGCGACATTGCTGAACTTGCGCGCGAGCGTGGCGACGGCTTGGTACACGCCGTCCGGCGCCTGCGGCGATGATGGCGGCCTTCCTTTGGTACCCTCGAGCTTTCGAGCATATGGGGTGGTGTTGATGAAGACATATTCCTGCGCAGGCGGCGGATTGTTTACGTCGCTCACCTCCGCACCGTCCGCGAACAGCACGTGCGAGCTGGCGTAATGGCCGGTCAATCGCGGCGAGTGCGTCTCGAGCTGCTGATAGATCCAGGCCAGCGCCTCGTTGACCAATTGGAAGTCGGCCCGAATGACGCCGTCCGGCTTGACGCTGGTGAGTGGCGCACCCTCTTGGCCGTCCACGTAAACCTCGTACTGCGGAACGACGCCGAGCACCTGCTTGTTCTGCTGCGCCGCTTCCGCAATCGCCTCGGCCGCGAACGCCGCAAGCATCGCGGAGCGCGCCTTCGGCCCGAGATCCTGCGCCATCATCAGCTCGAGCTCGCGGCTGATCGGCTGGATGCGCGTCGTCAGTGCCATCAGGCCCGCACCGTGAGCTCGTAGGCGACCAACACACCCTCGACGCGGCGCGCCTGCACCTCGTAGACCGAATGCTCGATCCCATCCTGGTCGATCAGGTAGTCGCCGATCACGACATCGGACGGCAGGCCTTCGTCGAACAGATCCTGCGCGTAGATGATTGCAGTCGAATCCTGTTGCGCGATGCCGCCGGTCAGTTCCTTGCGCTGGCCTTTGAATACCCGCCCAACCGTAGCGAAGCTCGCGTCGACCCGGCCGGTGCCGGTGCCGGTGATGCGACGAATGCTGACCGCCTCGTGCAGATGTTCCCGATACAGCGCCTTGGTTCTGGTTGCTAGCATCGTCATGCGGGTTCCGATTCCGGCTAATGGTGGCTCGACGACGACTGGAGCTTCTGCAACCTGCTGATCAGTGATCAGCTCGACGGTGAATTCGGGCCACACTGCCGGCGACTCGGCGCTGACATCGGTCATGTTCATGATGAAGTTGCTGCCGCACCACAACGCCTCAGTCTGGCTTGGCAACGTGTCGCCGCTCTGCGCACCGGTCCAACTCACCGGATAGGTGCCAGCCGTCGCGTCGAAAATGCGTACCCCTGCAACCTTGAGGTTGATCACCGGCAGGAAGGCGGCAGTCGGCATGCTGTCCGACACCTTGATGCCGCCATTGTTGCTGTTGCCCAAGGTAGCCGTCACGGTCCCAGTTGCCCCGGTGTAAGGCGTGGTGACCGTCACCTTGATGTATTTGAACCGGCCCCACATCTGCACGTAGGGACCGGCGGCAACCGAACCGTCATAGGTCTTGCGCGAATACGACCCCATCGGCAGGCCGGCAGGCGCACCCGAGAGGTCCACCACATCGGCACACCCGATCACGTTGTTGAAGGTGCAGACCGGCGCCGGGTGCTTCTGGATGAACAGTCCCTGCGACGCAGGCATAGTGCGCGCCGGAAAACTGCCAAGCGCCCAGTCGGTATGCACCAGAATGCTATTGGCAGGACCCTCCTCAACTGCGGTGACCGTGAACGATCCAAGCGTGCCGACCAGCGCGTCGTAAAAGAACATCTTCTCGCCGACAATCGCCCAGCGTCCCACACCGGTCGTGCGCATCGCGGCCGGCACGGTCATCGTCCCGCCGGACATGGTGTAGTCGTTGTTGATGCCGTTGTTGGAGCCGTCACCACCCTTGAGCAGCGCGCCACCGGCCCGGCCCAGTTCGGAGATCACGCTGTCGCTTGCCTCAAGCTCGCGCGCGTGCCCGAAGAATGTTGGTCCGGGGAAAAAGTGCGCGATGTTGCAGCCGTTGCGGATGACGGTCTTGCGTGCGCTGCCGAGCAGCGTGAAGACAACGGTCGTATTGTCCAGCACCATCAGGTCGATGGCGGTGCTCTGCATGTTGATGCCGCCCCAGGTGCAGCCGGTCATGGTGAAATTAGTGACCAGCTTGTCGACCTCCATGGTGGCGTCAGGCGCGGTGCAGTTGTTGTAGATAATGGACTTACCGATGCTGGGAAACGCCGCGGCAATTCCCTCAAACACACAGTCGTTGAAGGTGAGATCCAGCCCCCCGGTGCCCCACTGGGAATGGTGCGCGACCGTCAGCCCGTTGATGACTGCTGTATGGTTGAAGTTGGGGTGCATCGCATAGAGCGTGGCGGGACCGCCGTAGTCGGTCCCGGTCGCGTTGTAGACCGGCCACGTCGACAGATAGTCGTAGACCAGGGGCGTCTCGAATGTGATCACGCCCGTGCCGGCATTGATGCTTGCGATCTTCAGATACTCGAACAGAGCCTGATTGATCGGAAAGCCATAATGCATCATGTCCTGGCCGGTCATCATGACGTAACCGCCAACGGTGAACCGAGATGTTTCGGCAGGCGTGAGCAGGGTCACCGAGGAAGCGCCGGCCGACACCGATGCCGTGCGTGCGGTATGCCCCGGCGCCTCGTATTGCCCCAACGCCGAGATCGTGAAGGTCGCCCCACACAAGGTGGCCCCGGTGGCGTTGACGGTGATGTTCCGGATGCCGTCCCACATTCCGAGGAAGTTGCCGGACGAAATCAGGTACGTGCCGGCCGGGATGGTGAGCGTAACCGTCTCACCCTGATGGTCGTCCTTGAACGCCTGAAACGCTGCGGTACTGTCGGTGCCCCACGCGACGATTGCGGCGTAAGATGTCAACGTGCTGGTGGCATTGTCCGCGAGCGTGATCTGCGTCGGACTGTTGAATGCGGCGATGGTGGTCCAGTGCGGCGAACCGAACGGCGGCGGCGGCAGCACGATGGACTTGCCGACATCCATCGAAGTCCAGATCGGATCGGACGCAGTTAGGGTGGTGGTGCCGGATGTTATGTTCAGCGTGGTCGTAGTCCATTCGGCGTCGCCGACCGCACCATAGTCCGCGACGATGTCGGGCATCAGGCCAGCACCGGCCTGCGATATCCGTCGCGCACCAGTCCGGTCTTGATGTCATCCGGCACGATGCTGTCGGTGGCGGTCTGGTCGACCCATCGATCGAGCGTGATCACACCTGGGATTTCGATATGCTTCGTGCTCGGATCAACTGCGCTGGTCGCGGTCTGGTGGAAAATAGACAGGAGTTGACCGCAATACCCTTTCAGATCTTCTGGAACCTCGTCGTAGCCGGCGACGTACTCTACGGTCACCCAGCCGCAGGGCCAGAACAGCGTCTCGTTGCCGGATATGCGATCGAGCGTCCCCATTGGGATATCGAGGTACCAGTCGGCGGTCGTCAGCGCGGTGGTACCCGCAGTCACCGAGACGATCTCGAGCACCGGCCAGCGTGCGAGGACCAACGTCCCATATTGGTAGCCCGGCCTGACCCGAATTGTTTCGACCAGCGTCTCGGCCTTCAGCGTGCGCGGCGCCTCACCCCTCAATGGCAAAAGTGATACATCATAGCCGGCCTTGGCAACGCCGCAGGCGCCGGCCAGCGCCGCTGCAGCGCGCAGTCCTTGGGTCGCAAGCACCGCATCCTGGCTGTCGTCATCCGGCTCCAACCCTGCCGCAACGCGCAGTTCCTCTTCCGTCAGCAACTGCAGATCGGCGGCGGGTTCGGTAACGATCAGCATTCAGCCCTCCCGCCGAAACGCAAATGTCCCGATGTCCTCGCGCCCGAGCTCGGTCTCGATATTGCTCTCGGACACCAGTTCGAAGCCGCACTGCTTCATCGCGTACACGAGCCCCGGCTGCGTCCAGTACCAACAATGTTCGGTCGGCCGAAAATGCTTCGAGCGCAGAACATGCTCGGCATCACGATAGATCGGCGTCGACACGAACAACCACTTGCACACATGCTCAAGCAGCAAATGATAGTTGGGCATATGCTCGAGCACATCCCACATCGACACCGCGTTGAACCCGCCAGCATACGGATCAAAGTATAACTTGCGCTGCTCCAGCCATTCGATGCCAGCCGGATTGACATCGTAGCCGTAGGTGATCCGTCGCTCGGCGCGCCGATGCTCGATGAAGGCACCTGAACCGATGCCGACATCGATCAGCATTCCCTGCCAATGCTGCTCGACGAACTTCACGCGCGCCGCCATCAGCGCCTGCCCGAGCGGCGACTGAGCATCGCGGTGAAACCGCTCGAAATACTCACGGTCATACGGCTCGATGCCAGCCTCGACCGGATACCAGCCGATGCCGATCTCGGGCCACCAACTCAGGCGACGGCGCGAGAACTGTGCGTGCGGCGATCCAACCACGACTGGGGGATCGAGAACCTCATGCATTGGCGGGCCTGCGCTCAAACGCGAGCCACGTATCGTCAACGCGATAGATGGGATCGCCTGCCCGGTGCATCCCGTCGAGCGCGGCCTTCACGTCCACGACGCCGAGCGGGTGATAATCGTGAAAGACGATAATCCCACCCGGCCTCACCAATGCCCGCGCCAGCATGGTGTCGTGTATGACGGCTTCCAGACCGTGGTCGCCGTCGATGAATGCGGCATCGCAGGGCGCGAGATCATCCGGCGTCAGATCGAGCGAACCGCGCGCGCTGACGATCAGTTTGAACCGTGGATCGTCCAAGACCATCTCGCCCGGATTAGGCACGGCATTGTCGAGTTGCAGCGCCAGAAGCGGCACGTAGGTGAGCGGCACATCGATGCCGGTGTAATGTTCGATCCCCGGCACGTTTGCCAGGATCGCCTTGGCGGTACGCCCGACGTTGACGCCAAACTCGATCACATGGCGCGGGCTCACACTGCGCACTAGCGCGACCAACGGCGCCATATCAGCCGGCGGCATGAACCTCGTCGGCAGGCCGGTCCAGTCGATCGGCTGCAGATCCAGCGACGATTGCGGCACGCTCGGCAGCGGCGATCGTTTGTCCCCGCGCCCGAAAGCGGGATAGCTCTCCGAGGGGATCGGCGATCTCCTTGTTGCACTCATGTAGCATCCTTGTGCATCGGCAGAATTGCTCTGGCATGGCGAAGCCAATACGGCTGCAGTCGACACGCGGATCAGTGATCTTCTCCGGTGCATTGTGACCGCCATGGCCGCCGAGCACGACGAATGTCCTGACCTTAAGCGCGAGACCGACCGGCACGATCCAGCCGACGCCGCCGATCACGATGTCCGCGTCCCGCACCAGCGCGAGCAGCTCGCGCACCGGCAGTTCGCCGAACACGAAGTAGTGGTGCGCTGGCGGCAGATTTCCGACCAGCCATTCGTGGCCGGGGGCCAGGTCTGCTACCGCGACCACGGTATGGGTAGCCATCAGTTCTGCCGCCAGCGCGACGATGTATTCCGGCTTCGGCGCACGCGCTGTGTTGTCCCATTCGACTCGCCGCGTCACCGGCCGGACGACCGCGATTGGCCGGTCAGACCTGACCAGCGACGGTCCCATATCCGGCAAGTCAAACAGCGCCGGATCGAACCCAACCTTCAGTGCCGCCCACTTCCGCTCAAGCGCATGGATGACTGAATAGTCCGTCAACTCTCCGCCGTAGGAAACCTTCACCTCGCGCATTGGCGGCGAGCGCGACCAGCGCTCCTTTGGCTGGCGTTCCAGATTTTTCATCTGCGTGCGCAGCCGCCGCGGCGCGCGGACAAATCTGACATCAACGTCCGCGTACAGTTCCGGCCAGGGCGTATCGAGCCAAACCTCGTATTTAGCGGCGGCAGCACGCACAAACGGCCGCGAGTAAACGTTGTCGCCGAGCCCCCACATTCCCCGGATCAGCACTTGCTTCAAGCAGCGCGCCGCTCTCCCAGCGCCTCCTGCAGATCGATCACCGGCAGCAGATCGCCCCACGCAGTACCGGGCGAGGCGTTATATCCGGCAATCCCAAGAGCCTTCAGCGACGGAACAATCGTCAGCAAATCCGAATGATGCTGATCGTAACATCCCGTGAGCGACGGCCAGGGATGCGGCTTATGATGGTGCGTGCGGCCGTCCGCAGCGCGCCCGCCATCAGCGCCGAGCCATATGATCGTGCCGCCCGCGCCAATGAGATGGGCCGCCAGGTTGGTCGCCGCAGTGAGCGATGTGTACCGTTGCATCAGGCTGTTAGGCTCACGCGCCAAGCCCGGCGGTTTCGCTTTGCGACAGTCCAGCACGCGCTTGTCCGGGATCATGTGCGAGGTCGTCACGACACGCCCAGCGAACGCTGTGGCCGCCGCCCGGTTCGGGGGCTCGTACCACCAACGCCAGTCGCCGAAGAACAGAATGTCGGCCCACGGAACCGCATGGACGCTGGAGTTGATGACTATCACCCGCCGCCCGCGCAGCGCATTGAGATCCTGGCCGAGGACAGACGGCCCGCCGGCGACGATGAACACCGTCTCGCCAGGGAACTCGCGCGGCACCGACCAGAACGGTTTCACGTGAAGCCTACTTGAACCTGACCACCTCGGGCGCGCGCTTCTCGTCCGGCCGATAGTCTTTGCCATCTCGGCCAGCTCTGACCGCGAGACGCCAATCGTCCGATGGTGGTTTGGTGGTTGTCTGCGTCTGAGCGATGAACAGCGAATTACCGTGGCTGACACTGTCACCCGCTACATAGGTGCCGCCATCTTTCCATACGCCACGATCGAGCGGAATGCCGGTCTTGATCTCGTGGGCCTTATCACCGAATTCAGCGACGAGCGTGCGTCCGCTATCCGGGGACGTGATCGATGCCGCCTTGAACACATCGGCAATGCCGGCGGCCACCCGCTCATCGATGCGGCTGAACAACAGCACCAGATCAGAAGCATCGCGTCCGTCACGACCGGTGTCGCCCTTCTCGCCTTTATCGCCGGGCCGGCCTTGTTCCCCGATGTGCCCTGGCTCGCCGACATCGCCCTTCTCTGTCGGCCGCGCCTCAAGCTCGGCAATGCGCGCGATCAGCGGCGCCGTCGCCTCGGTCACGACCTCGCGCACGAACGGCACCATCCCCTTGGCCAACGCATCGATCTCGCTGTCGTGCATCATGCGTCCTCGCGATGCGCCTTCAGTGCCAGATTGAAGCGCTGCGACATGGCAATGAGTTTTGCTGTATCGGGTGGAGCATCGGTTGGCGCCGAGACTTGGGCCGGCGGTGCAGGCGGTGGCGTGTTCGGTGCGAACGGGTCGGCCTGCGCGTCGCGCTTGGCCAAAGCCTCCAGCGAATAGTTCTGGTTTTGCAGGTATGGCGCGTCGCCGCCCTTGACTGGTTTGAGATCAAGTCTGGCGCGGCCTTCGTTCGGCGACATGACGCCCGCACCAACCGCATCGCGAATGGCGATGACTTGCGACGTGCTGTCCATGCGCAACAGGCAATCCGTGTCGAACTCAGTTCCGAGGCCGTCGCCCCACCCGATATTCAGCGCGTAATCGAGCAGCTCCTCGGCTTCTTCGATGTGTGACTGAAGCGCCTGTGAATAGTACTCCACGTTCAATGCCTGAACGTTATTATAGCTCGGCAGCGCGCCGACGCCGACCTTGTACGGCGGCACATGGTAGACGCTGCAGACGACCTCGGCCGACCATTTCAGGCTCTCGACCATCTGGCCTTCGACGTTCGTCATCGCGATCTTCTCGTACTTCATGCCGTTGTCGAGGATGGCGACGCGACCGAGATTGATCTTGGAGAAGTTGCTTTCCCACTTCGTCTTGATCAGTTGCGCCACTTGGTCGCTCACCTCGTCGGGCGCGGTGAGAATGCCGCCCGGCATCGATGAATTCTCAAACAGCAGCGCCGACGCCTTCTGAGCATTAAGGCCAAGCAGCGAGGCAAGCCCGCTGGCGAAGACCGGCGGCGTCCCGCACAACGGATGAAACAGACAGTTCATCCGATCGTGAATAATCTCACGCGCCGGCACAACCATGTCATCATCGATGGCAGCGAGATTGTCGCTGTTCAGCCGATAAAACACGCTGCCATCATCCGACACCAACGGCTGCACGCGCGTTGGATCGAGCACATGCAGTGCGGTGACAACATTGCGGGCATCGCGGACCTTCAGCACATAGGTGTTGCCGCGCGATAGTTTCGACAGCATCCAGTTTTCCCAAAACTGGTTGCGCGTCTGGTAGTCGTTTGGGCGCCTGAGAACCGGGGAATATGCCGGGTTGGTCGTCTCGGACCAGATATCGTCGATCTTCTCGACCAGCTTGATCCGCATCTTGGCGATGTCGCGTGCGATGAGAGTCTTGCACGCAAAGTCTGCGTGAAACGATGATGCGGTGTCGAGGTTGATCTCCATGTTGCGTTGCCAGGCGCCCGCGAACGGCTCACGGATCAGCGGATACCAACCTCCACGGTCGGCTGGCACGGATGACAGCGCCTTCTGCTTCTCTCCGGTGAACGGAATCGGTAGGCCGAGAATCCGCATCAGCGTTTGACCTGATCGATCTCTTGCCGCAACCGTGCTGCACCCCAACGACCATCAACGGTGATACCAAGCCGCTCGGCCTGCGCGCGGAGCTTGTCGAGGATCTTTGCGCCATCATCCTCAGGTTCTGGCTCAGGACGAACGACGCGCGCGGTCGGCTGCGGCGCCTCCTCTTTCTGCGACGCATAGCTCGCCCTGCGTGCGCCTACCAGCACACGCGCATGATAGTCATTGGCCTCAAACTCGTCGCCAACCCGCAGGCGGCGCGTGTTGTAGCTATAATTCCTGGTCGCGATCAGTTTCATCGGTCTAAACCTTCGGTGACGCGGTCGTGGCATCGATCGTAATCACGGTAAATGCACGGGTCATTTCCTGGTTAATTGGCTCGGCGCGCGTACCGGATCGCAGTTTGATATATCGCGCCATCAGCATCCTGTTCGGATTGACCGCGACCATGGCATTCGGCGTATAGCCGAACACAAATTCCGTCGAGCTTGTCCGATCGGGAGCGCGCACGAACATGTCATAGTAAGTGGCGCCATCCGGCGATACCATCACCGTAATATGCGCGGGCGTCCATGCCTCGGGCATAATGAGCCCAACCACGTAGTTGCCGCCGGTATCGATCACCGTCGACAGCGACGTGCCCCAGCCAATATATGCCGGCAAACTGTTGATAATGACTGCCATGATCAGCCTCCGGAGAGATCGAGGACGGACAGAGGATACGGGGGAGGCGGTGCCCGTCCTCGACAGTCGAGCGTCCTATGCGGTCGGCACTTCGCCGCCCCACGTGACGCCAGTCAGATACACGACGGCAGGAGTTTGCCGACGCATCCAGTTGATTTCACGCTCGGCCAGCAGCGCTGTCGAGTTTGTCTGGAACATACTTACTAAACTCGCCCCTGTCGGCGTGTGCGAGTTGTGCGCCGGGGCGTCCGACATTTCGAGCGATGCCTCAGTGCTCGACTTGACTTCCATCCCGCCATCGTCGGCGAGATAGATGTCCGAGGCATTGAGCAGCACGACAATGTTGGAGACATAGTCGCTGGCGATGACCGGCATGCCACCGAGCGTGCCACCACCCATGCTCATCGATCCGAACTCCGGTTGCCCCAGAGGATTCGTCATCATTGCCAGAGCCACGGCGTTGTTGCTCGACATGATCCAGACGCCGCTCGACGGCGGATTGTTGGCCGCAGTGTATTTGGCCCACAGCGCGCGAATGTCGAGCCGGATGTCGTCAGCCGTGTCGCCGCTCGATGCAACAGTATCTGCACCATTGGTGATCGACGCTGGCGAGATGCCAGACACTGCCGTCTTCGCCGGATTGATAAAGTCGGTATCAAGCCGTGCCCGCAACGCCTCGACCATTTGATCGCGGATGAGCACGTCAGCCTTCGGCGATGAATAGCGGATCGCCTCGTTGGTCAGAACACAGATATTCGCCACCTTCAACGGCTCAATCGTCGTCCGTTCGAAGGTGAACGAAGTTAACGGCTTTGCTTTGCCCTCGCCGGTCCAGTAGCCGTCACCACCAGTGGTCTGCGTGATCAGCGGCGTGCGGAACATCACCGAGCGCAATGCCGGAATGCCGCCGTTACCGAAACGACCTAGAATGGTTGCCTTGCGCAGATAGCCGACGAAATCGCCGACCGAGCTGGTCTCCTCGCCGATGAGCCCTTCAAGCCAATTGCCAGCGATCGTCGTACCCGCAGGCACCGGCGCTTTCTGCATGAGGTCACCGACCACAATGCTGTCGGAACCGTAGAGCTCCCGCGCGATGTCGACCGCAGGACGGAACTGCCGCTGTGACAGCAGAATGGCCCGCACCATCTGCGCGTAGGCAATGCCGGGCGGGAGCTTGGGCTGTGACCTGACGATAACCGAGGAACGTGCCTCGGCGCCGTCTCTCGCCGTCTCGGCCTTGATCACCGGCTTGGCGGCGAACGCCTTGGCCTTTTCGATGGCACGCAGCCGCACGAGGTCCTTGTCGATCGCCTCAACCGTCTGCTGCAGCCCGTCGAATTCGCTTTGCTCTGCCTCATCGCTCGTTCGATCCTCATCGAGCGTCTTCTGCATCACCTCTTCCATGCGGCTTGCGCTCGCCATACGTTTGGCTTCAAGCGCACTAATTTGCTCTGCAATCGTTTTCACTTCAGTGCCCTCCTGGGGCTTCAGTTGAGATCGTCCCAGGGCACTGGGTTGGTTCAGGTGAACGACACGGTGCGGCGTTGGCTGGCCGAGCACGGCCCGCTGCGCTGTGTCGAGATTTCGGATAGTCATGATCGTGGCTTCGCTGTTTGCCGGAATGGTCACAGCAGACAATTCCAGAAAATCCCATTTCAGAAAGCGAATGCCTTTCGTCTTAGGAATTAGCTCGTGCTCGATCGGCTTGAAGCCGATGGAGAGACCGGGCACCAGCCCGGCCTTCACCAACGCCGCGCGCTGATCATTCTCGGGAGTCACACCCTTGGGGATACGCGCGACGATCTCGATACCGCCCTTGCCGACGACGGCATGCGTAACCTGGCCGATCGGCTGATCACTCTTATGCTGCCACAGCAGCGGAATCGGCAGCTTGAACTGCGCGCCCATCGGTTCAACGACATCGTTCAAACGGTCAGCCGCGGGCGTAGTCGCCATGCCGGTGATCGTGAGAACGCGCGCGTCCTCGTCGACCTGCTTGATTTCAAGCAGGCTGTAAGCCCGGTTGAGCATGGCGGTGACCTCAGGCTCCGGCGGCAGTTGGATGAAGGCGGCGCCAGCCGAGCAGCCCGCCGAGCAGCAGGATCAGGCCGGGCAAACCAGCCCCCACGATCGGGCCAGGCACCTCGAAGGTGCTGATGTTGCCGCCATAGCCAGACGTGCCGCTGCCGGTGCCGGTGAACTCGGCATAGTACAGACCCGGACCATTAATCGTTCCGGAGCCGCCGACTGCCTGACAGTTCGACACGCCGATGCAAGCCGTTGCCGCTTGCGGGCCGAACAGCAACTGGTCGTCGCCGTTGTTGACAATCTGGTCAACGCCGGACGACCAGATCGACGCAACCCAGTTCTGGATTTCATCTCCCGGCCCGGCGAACGTGTTCGTCGCATTGGCGATGGTGACGAACTGAGGACCACCGGACAACGTGAACGTGACTTGGTCCTCGAAAGCACCAGCGCCGGGCGAAGCAGTAAAGTTGCCGGTGGCCGACGTTGGATTAGTGCCAACGTCGATGACGGCCGCCTGGCTCGGCTGCAACATGAGGCACAGCGCAAGCGCTGCACCCAACAATAGTCGGGTCATTCTTGATCTCCCTTGGTTTTAAAGAAGGTCAGGCGAAGTGTAGGTGATATTCCGGCTTGCGGTTCGGGTTCAGCCCCATGAGGTGAGCCGCGTTAGCCAAAGCCATGAACGGGTCGACCTTGCCGTAACCGCTCTCGTCGCGCGCAATCCGCATCGCCGTCGGCGTCGGAACGACCTTGATGTTCCCGACGCACCACGCCATCAGCGCGCTGCCGCCATGCCGGAATGAATAGTCTGCCAATTTAATCTCGATCGTCTTCACCGCACCCATCAAGCCGATGCCCTGGCGCACCGCGTCGAGCTTCTCCGCGTCCTGCGTGACGCCTATCTCCCCGAGGGCATCAACGATCGACCCTATGCCCGCCGCGTCGACCCCGACCTGCGCAAGCAGGCCCATCTTCTGGACCTTCTCCACGAGGTCGACCACGTATGCGATGTTCAGTGGCTGCGCGACCTCGGCCGTCTCAGGCCGCATGTAGCGAAACTTCGTCAGCGACCCTTCCTTCTCAAACTGGTCGTACTGCGCCGCATTTGCCTTCCGGCGCTCTATCCCGATGTCGCTGATCAGCGCATGCGCCCAGCCGAGCCACCGCTTGGTGCCTCTCTCACGACCAATCAGACCCACGCCGAGCAGATCGTCGAGGCCTCCGCCATCGACCCCGATCGTCACAACCTCAGACCGCGCCAGGATCTCGTCCAGCGTCAGTCCCGGCTCAATCCCGCGGTCCCACACCTCCGCGCCGGCCCAACCGTCCGACCGCAAGCTCATCCCGATCTGCACGTTGAAATGCTGCGACGCTATCAGCGCCAGCGACTGCGCACCCTCCTCCTCGGCCCGCATCACCTCGCGCTCAAGAAACTCCGCGCTGGTCGACCGCCCCAGATTCGGATTGAGGATCGGCCAATATTTCCTCTCCTTCCAGCCACCGTTCTTCATCAGCGCATCGGGCAGCTCGTACAAGATCGGCAGCAGCGACGCATTCTTGACCTTCCCGTCGCGCACTTTCCGCGCCATCTCAAGTTCGCTCGCAAACACCCCGGTAGGCGGCTGCTTGCTCTGCGTCGTCGTCTGGAACAGGAACCCATCAGGCCGCTTCGTCAGCGCGCCACGTAACTCGATGAAGACCTCTTTTGCATTTCCCCGCCGCGCGAACTGGTGCGTTTCATCTATCATGGTCCCGACCGATTTTGACCCCGTTATGGTGTCGGTGTCGGCCGCCTTGATACTCAACGTCGCGCCAGTCTCTGTGTGTGTGATCCGCCGGATATGATCCTGCACCTGACAAAATGCGTCCAGACGCTCATCCAGCCGAATCGTGCCCTTCGCTTGCTTAAATGCAATCGACGCAATCTCAATCGTCGGCGCAATAAATAAAAACTCAGCCTCGGGCCGTTGATTGAGAATAAACGCCGTCAACATGACAGCGCCGCCGTAGCTCGATTTTGCGTTGCCTTTGGGAATTAGCTGGAAGAATTCCTGAATGCGACGAACATGTGCCTTCGGATCATACGAGCCAAACAGCGCCCGCACGATGTCGAAGTACCAGTCGCCACAAGCCTGCTCCATTGTCGGCGTGCCAATCACGTCCGGTAACCGCAACGACTTGAACACATCCAGCGCGAGATTGGCCTCCGCCTTGTACAGCGGCAGCTTCGGCACCAACGACTTGCCGGCCAGAAGACGCGCCTCCCAGTCCCGGCAGGACGTGTCCCACATTACGTGGCTCGCGCTCCTTCACGATCACGCCGCAGCGCAATGTCCGCCAGCCATGCCGTGTTGGCGACCTTCGCCTTCTCTTTCCGCACTTCCTTTTTGCCCACACGTTGATCGTCGGCCATCCGGGGATGGCAGTACGGAGCCGCCGCCATCGCCATCCGATCCCGCCTGACCTGATCGGCATCCTCGTCTCTCATCACCGCAAGCATGTACTCAAGCGGGCTCAACCCGTTAGCTATCGCGGCGCGAACAATATCCGGGTCGGGCAAACTCTTCTCCGGATTGCATCGAGTCTTCGGCGTTATTGTCTTCACGCCCTTCGGCCGACCGGCACCAGGACGAAGTCCACCTCTGGCCATCACCTACTCCTACGTGCATTCATACGTATTACATTAATTCTGCGCGTGAG